TGAGAAGTTAGATAATTATTTAGCTGAAAGAAAATGAACATATTTTATTTTTACGACAGTCCAAGTAAGTCAGCAGTTGCACAACCTGATAAGATGCTAGTCAAAATGCCACTGGAATCAGCACAAATGTTATGCACTGCACACCGAGCCTTAGATGGTGATGAGTATGCAGACAAGACAGGCATGTATAAGATTGCACATCTTAATCATCCATGTAGTAAGTGGGTGAGAGAAAGCAGTGGCAACTATTGGTGGTTGTATGAACACTTCGTAGCACTTGGTACAGAATACAAGTATCGTTATGGTAGAGAACATCTAAGCATTACAAAACTTGCAAGAGCTTTGTATCAACTACCAACAAACATACCAAGAACTAAACAAACACCAGTTGCACAGGCTATGCCAGAGGAATACAAAAATGAGGACCCTATTATCGCTTATCGTAACTATTGCATTAACGAAAAGCATTACGCCAAGTGGGAACGAAATCGTAGTAAGCCTGATTGGTGGACTACACAACACAAGGAGGTTGCATGAAACTAAGACTACTAGAAAACGCTAGACTACATCTACGAGGAAACATTGCCAAGCATGTTGCTAATGTTGAGGTGTTATTAGAACAACCAACAGGAGTTGCAGAACATCCTGATATTATTGAAACGATTGAAAAAGAATTAGCATTCATAGCTGAGTATGATGACAAGCTAGAGATGCTTGACAAATATTTTTAAAAAAGTGCTTGACTTTGAAAACTTATAATGGTATAATACGCACTTATTAAAATGAATTACATAGTCGAAAGAGAACAATACAGAACTTTAGAATTATCTAGAGATGAGTTTCGTAGATTTGTAGACTACATGAACGAGCATGATTTTAATGTTGGTTACGTGGTTGAAAAGCTAGATGAAACTTTTATCGTGAGGCTAGATGATTCTCCACTTGTCACAGCTTTTGACATACTGGAGGCTGTTGTAATTGATGACTAGGTATACTATGGGAAAGCCCTCACTTATAATACCTTCCTTTAACTCATGGTATCCGACACCAAGTCGGGCAAGTTTTCGGTCTTGTGCCAAACAAACCGAGCAACAAGGTACTCCACTAAGCGATTAGTACAGGAAGGAGTTTAAATAATTTCCTGTTGGATGGGTTTATAAGCATCCTATAAACATTGCCTTGTATTTTTGTTGGAGGGCAAATGCAATTTTATTTTAAATCAGAAAGACTTAACCAAGATGTTGAATGGATTTGGACGGATATGGAAAAAGCTTATTGGCAAACTTGGATACCCAAGAAATCTAATCTAAAAATCTTGACACCGTTTAAACGTGATGAGATTCAGATAGCTAAAGATGAACTATGGGATAACTTACAAGAGGCTATTCAATTCACAAGGGATTTAACAAATGAAAAAAGAAGACAGAAACGTCTTGCAAAAAAAGTTTAAGTGTGGTATAATGTCACCACTTAATACACATATACGGAGGATTTTTTATGTATAAGTATATAGAAGGCAAAGCCATGTGGGCTAACATCACTACTCCGAACACTAGGTTCGGTGACCCTAAGTATCAGATTACTGTGCTTACTGACCAAGCAACCGCAGAGGAATTAGAATCTGCTGGATTGTCTCAGGTTAGAGATAGAGCAGGTAATCTTAAATACGAAGAACCTGCATTTTCATTCAGCAGAAAAGTTGAAGTAGCGGGTAGAGTTAACTCTGCACCTATGCTAGTTGATGCAGATGGTAATAAGTTAGATGCCACAGTTGGTAATGGTTCTGAAGTTAAGGTTAAGATTAAACCTTACTCAGGTAAGTATGGTACTTTTGCTGAGTTGATTGCTGTTAAAGTAAATAACTTGGTCGAATATTCAGAAGGTGATTCTGATAACGAGGAGTTTTAATATGATTGTCACTATTAAAAATGATGACGGAGAGTTTCTCTTTGACATCAACAAGATAGCTGATGCTGACAAGAAACAAGAAGCGGGAGTAATCGTGCAGAAAGTTGGTAACCTTAGTGTTATTATTGAAGCATTAGACTTTGCATCTAGAACCCACCGAGCAAACTTAGAACAGTTGCTCATGGAATGTGAAGAGGCAAAGGTAGAAACAGAGACAACCGAAGAGGAGTCTTAATCAATGGAGAGGGCTAACATGGACGACAAAACTTGGGATAAGGTACATCAACCTTGTCCTTTGTGTGACAGCAGTGATGCTGTTGGTGTTAACACAAATGGTTCAGCAAAGTGTTTTAGCTGTGGTGAATTTATTTTTGATTACAAAGGAGCATGTGAAGGAAAGGATATGACAACAACAACAACAACAAACCAAACATCGTTTAAACAACCTAACAATATTAGTGAAGGTAGTTTCTTAGCTTTAACAGATAGGAAAATATCAAAGGAGACTGCTCAGAAATATGGAGTAAAGGTTGTCCAAGATTTACAGGGTAATGTTATTAAACACATGTATCCTTATTACAATGGACACGAAGTATCCGCTACTAAGATTAGGTTTGTTAACAACAAAGACTTCATAGTCAATGGCTCATACAATGAGACAGGATTGTTTGGTCAACAGTTGTTTAAAGGTGGTAAGTATATCACCATAACGGAGGGGGAGTGTGATGCAATGGCAGCCTACGAATTGCTTGGGAGCAAGTGGGCTGTTGTATCCATCAAGCGTGGTGCACAAGGTGCAGTCAAAGATGTCAAAGAAAGTTTAGAATTCTTTGATGACTTTGAAAACGTGATCATTGCTTTTGACAATGATAAAGCTGGGAAAGATGCAGCAGTTAAAGTTGCAAGACTGTTTAAACCTAGCAAGGCAAGGATACTCACACTTCCCAATGGTTGGAAAGACCCCAATGAAATGCTTCGAGAAAACAAACATAAAGATTTTGTTGAGGCATGGTGGGCTTCTAAAGTATACACACCTTCAGGTGTTATTAATGTTACGGAACAACGAGAGAAGTTTCATAACAGAGAAAAGAAAGAAAGCATTCCTTATCCTTACGAAGGCTTGAATAAAAAGCTTTATGGTTTGAGACAAGGAGAGCTTGTAACTTTGACTGGCGGTACTGGACTTGGTAAGTCTAGCGTGACAAGAGAATTAGAACATTGGCTTGTCAAGCAGACCAAGGATAATGTAGGTATCATTGCACTAGAAGAAGACTGGAGAAGAACCATTGACGGTATCTTATCCATTGAAGCTAATGCTAGATTGTACATTGATCAGGTTAGAGAAAGATTCAGCAAAGAAGAATTAGATAAGATGTTTGACATCTTGTATGACGGTGAAAACCGTAACAGAGTTTGGGTGCATTCCCACTTTGGTACAAATGATATTGATGACATCTTTACTAAGCTACGCTTTATGATCATAGGATGTGATTGTAAATGGGTAGTGGTTGATCACTTACACATGTTGGTAAGTGCGGTTCACGAGGGTGATGAGAGGAGAGCTATCGATACTATTATGACTAGGCTTAGAAGTTTGGTTGAAGAAACTGGAGCAGGAATAATTTTAGTATCTCATTTAAGACGTATCGATGGTAACAAAGGACATGAGAATGGAATTGAAGTTAGCCTCTCTCACCTACGTGGCTCGAATAGTATTGGGCAGTTATCTGATTGCGTGATTGCATTAGAAAGAAATCAACAATCGGATGACCCTGATGAGGCTAGAACAACAAGACTACGTGTATTGAAATCAAGATACACAGGTGATGTTGGTATGGCATGTAGAGTTATATATGATGTTGAGACTGGACGACTGACAGAATTAACAGATGACGATATAACTTTTGATGACGTTGGTGACGAGGTAATTTAATATGGATTTAGTTTTTGATATTGAGACAGACGATCTAAAAGCCACAAAGGTTTGGTGTATCGTTGCTCAAAATCCTGACTCAGGAGAAATATTTAAATTCCCTCCGTCACGTTTAAACGAAGGCTACCAGTTTCTAACTACCGCTGATAGATTGATAGGTCATAATATTATTGGCTTTGATATTCCAATGGTAGAGAAGTTTGGTGGTATTGATTTATCTGATAAGGAAGTTATAGATACTCTTGTTTTATCTAGACTATTCAATCCAACTAGAGATGGAGGACACAGCCTAGAAACATGGGGATATAAACTTAACTTGAGTAAGATTGAGTTCAATGATTATACATCTTATTCATCTGAGATGATGGAGTATTGTGTTCGTGATGTTCAGTTGAATACTTTGGTATTAAATGAACTACGAAAAGAATCAAAAGGATTCTCTAAAGATTCTATAAATCTTGAACAAGGAGTTGCTAAAATAATTAAGCAACAAGAAGTGAATGGATTCTTATTTGATTTACATAAGGCAGCTGTTCTTCTTGCAGAACTTCGTGAGAAGAAACAACAAATAGAAAATGAAGTACAGACCACGTTTAAACCTAGATGGGTAGATGACAAACTTGTT